CACCCGCAAACAATTAGAAGATGCCGGATTTGGTGAAGTGTTTAACAGTACATTGTTTGAAGTTGAGGAGGTTGAGTGAATGAAAAACAGGACTGAAATATGGGTTAAGGGCTATATGGATGAGAACGGAGATATTATTATCTCACTAGGTAATGACGGTTATCACAGAGTATTGAAAGACTATGTGGATTATGGCATTGTTGAGTGCAAGAAAAATTGAGATTGAGGAGGTAACAGAATGAAAGATTTGATGTTTTGGGGAATGTTCTTTGCTTGTTTGCTAATTTCGGCTATGACATTCTACATTATGTATTCTCAAGCGATGGTTAATAGAGATTTGGTAAGAAAATACCATGACTTAAAAAATGAATTTCTACATGCTTTTAGCTGGGAAGAATATGAGTGGGCAAATAATTTTAGGGATTATGCTCGCAAAGTTGAAGAACTTATCAAGTTTAAAAAAGAAATTGAACAACTTGAAATCATTAAAAAAGCAATAGAAGTCAAAAGTTTGGAAGAGTTGCAGAAGAAGAAAGAACATATTGAAAATGTAATCAAAACGTTAGAAGAATGAGGAGGTTGAGTGATGAGCGCGCTTGAAATATTTTTATCCAAAAACGACCTTGAACATATCGCTAACGGTTATGACATCAAAATCAAAATCAACGGTAAAAGATTTTCGGAAACAAATGAAATCATTTTGAAGCCTGCATTGACAAATGATGTTATGGCTCCAATATTGAATTATAGAAATAAAATAATCGATACTGAACAGCAAAATATTGTTAATAATTTCCTGGGAGGTGCAAGATGATACCAAAATTTAGAGCGTGGAATACAGAAACAAAAGAAATTGAAGTATTTCAAACTTACGAAGAAATCAGTGAATTATTTTTAGCTTTAAGTGCAGATGATGGTTTTTATTCAATTATGCAATCAACAGGGCTCTTTGATAAAAATAACAAAGAAATTTTTGAGGGGGATATAGTTCTGGTTCTTGATAGTCCTTATACTGTTTTTTACGATAACGAAAGAGGAAGTTATCGCTTGAAACCACACGATGACCGCTGGAATGTTGATTATATGTCTAATTTTGCGCATAGCGGAAATTTTGAAGTTGTAGGAAATATTTATGAAAACAAGGAGCAATTATGATAATTATAAGCACGAATCCTAAAAATCAACTTTTGCAGAAAGTGGAAGAAGAGCTTGATTTTTTAGGAAAAAATTATGAAGTGAAAAAATCATGGACGGATGAACTCATCAAACAATGTTTTGTCAATGATTTTGAATTCTGCTCAGGGCATTATATGAGCCAAATTAGAAAATTAAATTTTGAACAAGCATTAGAGATGATACATCAAAATCCTAAAATGTTAAGGAAATTTATTGTTATAAATGGGAATAAATCGATAGCAGATTTTCCTAAAATAAGTCTTGTTAGAAAACAACTGAAAGGGTTATTAAAATGAGTAGAGAAGCAAGATTGTTCTACAATCATATCAGAAAACAACTGGTCTATGTTCCGAATACGTCAATTGCAGAGCGATTGAAAAAGCATATTTTAGCACATCCGAATTTTAATAATAGCAGAAGTTTTTTAGATTCTGTTGTTGCAAACTATTGCGTCAACAGAAAGAAAGACAAGTTACCTAGTCCTGAAGTGATCAGCTGGTTAAGTAAATTTCTAGATGTAAATTATAAAAAATTGGAAAGTCTAGGAGGTGGAATAAATGGCCAAAATTAGATTACAAAATCCGTACATGGATGAAACTATCGAAGTAAAAGAGAGTCTTGATTATATACGTTATAAATTAAAAGACTTAAATTATGGAAATATAGGTTATATACAACTACATCAAATCGAACCTGAAGAAAGACTTATTACTATCAGTCCAAAAAATTTTGCAAAGGTTGATTTTTACAAAGATGATGAGGTTGATGGATGAAACGATTCTTAATCGGCTATGCCTTACTTACAACTTGCTTATTATTCATGCAACGATCGATTATAGACGAGCAACAAAAACCCTTACTAGTCTATCATGCTGATAGTAAATACGCTATCACTGGAAAGGTTGAAGAAAAACGAAAAATCGGAAAGTTATCCACTATCACGGTAAACGGGAATGTTTTCGTGGTGAGTGAAGAAAAATATAATAATACAGAAATTGGAGAAGAGGTAGAGATTTGAAATTTCTTGATCTATTCGCTGGCATTGGTGGTTTTCGTCTTGGCATGGAGTCCGCTGGGCACGAATGCGTAGGTTTTTGTGAAATAGACAAATTTGCAAGAGCCAGTTACAAAGCAATACATAATACCGAGGGAGAAATAGAATTACATGACATTACAACAGTATCAGATGACACTATTAGAGGGATTGGACACATTGACGTTATCTGTGGAGGATTTCCGTGCCAAGCTTTCAGCATTGCGGGAGCAAGACGAGGATTCGAGGATACAAGAGGAACTCTCTTCTTTGAAATTGCAAGGTTCGCATCTATTCTCAAACCTAAATTTCTTTTCCTTGAAAACGTCAAAGGACTACTCAACCACGACAAAGGAAACACCTTTAAAACAATCATCAGAGCGCTTGATGAATTGGGGTATGATGTGGAGTGGCAAGTGCTTAACAGCAAAAATTTTGGAGTCCCACAAAATCGGGAACGTGTGTTCATTATCGGACATCTTAGAGGACAACGTACCAGAAACGTTTTTCCTGTCGGACGAGAAAGTGAACAATCTGATCGTCAACAGTCAAAAATAGAAATAGTAGGGAATACTAAAAATCCAAATGGCACAAGTCAAGGAACAGGGAGCGTTGTTTATGACTCTAATGGTTTGATTGGTACTCTTTGCGCTAGAGATTACAAAGAACCTAAACAAGTCGCTATACCTGTGCTAACTCCAGATAGAGCAGAAAAACGACAAAATGGACGCAGATTTAAAACAGACGGAGAGCCTATGTTTACGCTGACTGCTCAAGATAGGCACGGTGTTGTTGTAGGAAATGAAATTAAAAGGTTTGGAACAATCGAGCCTAATTTCAATCAGAGCGGTGTGGTTTACGAAACAGACGGTATCGCACCAACTATCAGAGCCTATCAAGGTGGAGGTCTTGAACCTAAAATTATTCAACGTGGTCATGGTTATAACAAAGGCGGAGAGCATGATATCGCTCCAACTTTGACTAGCAATAGCTATCACGAAAATAATGTTTTGAAAATAACAGAAGCAACCAAGCAAGGCTATGCAGAAGCTGAAATCGGAGATAGTGTAAACCTATCTCATCCAAACTCTAAGACAAGGCGAGGTAGAGTTGGTAAGCAAATCGCAAACACTCTCTTGACTGGAGAGAGTCAAGGGGTAGTAGGGCCTGATTTTAGAATTAGAAAGCTGACACCTCGTGAATGTTGGAGGTTACAAGGTTTTCCAGACTGGGCTTTTGATAAGGCTCAAGAAGTAAATAGTAACAGTCAGTTATACAAACAAGCAGGCAATAGCGTGACAGTCAATGTTATCGCTACAATAGCAAAGGAGTTATTATGAACACACTAGAAAACGTAAAGCAATGGTTTATTGACCGTGATCTTGAGAACGGTGGACGATTAGAAAAGCAGTCGCTTAAACTCAGTAAAGAATTCGGTGAGCTATGCGCTGGTTATCTCAAGAAGAATGAGCAGTTAACCAAGGATAGTATAGGAGATTGTGCAGTCGTGATTGTCGGTCTGGCACTATTAATTAAGGAAGATGTGAATCAGATTTTTGAAACATCAGAAAATGATAGAGATGTAATGACATGTTTTAGTTTTTTGAGTAGAAATATAAGTGATTTTCAGATTAACCAAGACTTATCTTCTAAAGATTTTTGTAAATTAAGTTTGATACGTACAATCAGATGGTTAAAATCTCTAAGCAAATCGCTAGGATATAACTTTGATGAATGTTTTGAACTAGCTTACCAGGAAATTAAAGACCGTAAAGGTTTATGGATTGATGGTTCATTTGTGAAATGGGAGGAATTACCTGATGAACTACGAGCAAAGATTAAATGATAACCAAGGAAAAAGATTTGCATTCATGCTAAAACAAAAACGCAAAGATAATAAATTATCACAAGAAAAGCTAGGTGATATATTAGGATATAGTCAATCAGATATTTATAAATGGGAAACATGCAAGACAAGACCTAACTTTTATCAAGTGGAAGATGTGGCAACGTACTTCAATCTTCCTTTGAATGTTTTGATAGGGGAGGGATAGATTGACGGATATTGAAAAACGATTAAAGCAATTGCCTTTTGATGATATTAAAATTAGATCATTGCATAATGAAATTGTCAAGCTTAACTCAGGAATAGTTAAAGGTCAGTCATTTAATGGTATGCCTAAATCGCCATCGATTGATAATCGGACTGAAGATATAAATATTCTAATAATCGATAGAACAAGAGAACTCTATGAGGAAATCAATAAAATTTATAAAGAACGAAAAAGAATAATAGATTGGATTGAGAGTTTAGAAGATCCTATTGAGAATATGGTTATGCGACTACTGTATATTGATGGCTTATCGTGGAAAGAGGTGCAGATAGAACTCAGATGTAGTCGAAGCACTATCAAGAGAATAAGAAGAAGCGCTATCAAAAAATGGCACTAATGAACCCAAATGGCACTAATTAAGTGATATTATGATAGTATCAGCAAGATGGCTGATAGACTCCTATATATTTTTTACCAAAGGGCATTACGCCCTTTAAGACTGCAAAAAATAAATTTAAAAAGACAATATACTATTGATTCTCCGCAAGGCTATGCAGTCGCCTTGCATTTTAAAAAGTCCTTATGAAAATCAGTCAGCTTAACGCTGGCTTTTTCTAATCTCTATTTAAAAGGAATGTGATGAAACCAAAGAAACTTACAATTCTAAACGGTAGGAGAACAGCGGTTGATTATGATAAACGTAATCAAGAATACACAGACTATAATCGTACTCGTTGGAAGTATGATAGAGAAGTTAAGCAGTTCTATAACTCAACAATCTGGAAGAGAACGAGTCAACAAGTCTTGCTTGAAGCAAATTATATCTGTGCTATGTGTGGTGATGAAGCTACTATGACTGACCATATTGTCAGTGTGAAACAAGATTGGTCAAAAAGATTAGATAGAAGTAATCTTCAAGCAAGTTGTAAGAAATGTAATGATAAAAAAGCAATTAAAGAGAAGTATTCTTATTGATTGTGTGGTAAAACATTAAAAATGTTATCAAAAAGCGAACAAAAACAGAATACAAAAGGGCAAATCGGTCGGAAATACGCTGTAAAGTGTACGGAAATACCCCCTTTGATTTTAGACGGGGGTAGGTATCGTTCGGATTCTAGAACGCTGCCCTCTTCTGTACGAAAAATTCCGTTTTTGAAATTTTTGAACCCCCATAAAATCAGAAAGGAGGTGGTCGATTTGGGTCGAAAAATGAAGATAGTGGAAACTACTAAAAGTCATTTAACAAAAGAAGAGAAGATTGCGAGAAAAACCATACAAGAAAAGGCTTCTGACGGTTTGGAAGCATTGCAACTGACTCCGCCAAAACATTTTGATGCAATCGCTAAAGCAGAATACAAGCGAGTGATTGAAGATTTAAGAAAGCTACCCCTTAGAAATCTAGATCGTGCAGTTTTAGAAAGCTATTGCACTTGGTATGCAGTCTACAAAGAAATATCTCGTGGATTGCAAAAAGAAGGGTATGTTTACGAAACAGACAATGGCAAGGTGTTGCCTAACAAGATGTTGTATAGTTTGGAACGCGCTACAACAAACTTAATGAAAGCAGCATCACAATTGGGTATGACAGTGGATAGTCGCATGAAGTTATTCGTGCCACAAGTCGAAGAAAAGAAAGAGAGTATTTTCGATAAATTTGGTAGTTAGGAGGTGAAACAATGGAAGATGTAGCTTATCAATACGCTTCAAAAGTCGTGAATGGAGAAATCATAGCCAGCAAGAAAGTTATAAAAGCTTGCAAGCGCCATTTAAGAGATTTAAAGCGTATGGATGATGAAGACTTTCCGTATGTTTACTTACCTGACAAAGCAAAAAATCCAATAGATTTTATTGAAATGCTCCCAGATGTCAAAACTGGAAAACCATACCCGCTGGCAGATTTTCAAAAGTTTATTTTGAGTAGTCTATATGGTTGGAGAAAAAAGTCCGATATATCGATTAGACGATTCAAAAAAGCTTTAATCAGCTTGGCCAGAAAGAATGGTAAGACAATCTTAGTCGCAGGTATTGCCTTGTATGAGTTTTTGTTTGGTCGCAACCCTGCAATGAGTAGACAGTTGTTTTGTACAGCAAATGACCGTTCACAAGCACGTATTGCTTACGATATGATCCGTAAGCAGTTAGATGCTTTACGAGTCCATAATGCAGATATCAGAAAGGCTACGAAGATAGTCAGAGATGAGCTTCGTAACTTGAATGATGAAAGCTATGTGCGTGCATTGAGTCGTGAGACTGGAGCAGTCGATGGATTTGAACCGTATGTTGGTATCTTGGATGAGTTCGCAGCATCAAAAACTAATGAGATGATTGAGCTTCTCGAATCCGGTCAAGGTCAGTTGGACAATCCATTGATTTTGATTATCTCAACTGCTGGATTTGATTTAAATGTACCAATGCACACTATCGAGTATGCGTATATCGAAAAACTTCTTGATGAAGAAGTTGAAAATGATGAATACTTTGCCTTCATTGCTGAACAAGATGATGAAGAGGAAATCAAAGATGAAAAGAACTGGATAAAATCAAATCCAATTCTTGAAGTCAAAGCGCTACGTAAAAAGATGATGGACTACCTACGAAAACGTAGGAAGGTGGCACTTGAGACAGGAACAATAAATGAAATCCTAGTTAAAAACTACAACATGTGGCGACAATCATCAGAAGAGTCTTATATGGATAAAGAAAGTTGGGCAAAAACTAAGATAGATAAACCGAACACTAAGAAGCGTAGAGCGTGGTTAGGTGTAGACGTTGGTAGATCGAGCGACTTATTCTCTATCTCTCCTATGGTCATGATGGATGATTATTGGTATGCGGATAGCTTTTCTTTTGTGGCCACTAAATATGGCTTAATCGCAAAAGAAAAAAGAGATGGTGTTTCTTATACCAATCTGGAAAGAGCTGGTGAATGCGAGATAACAACGCTTGAGAGTGGGGTTATAGATGATGAGCGCGTGCTTGAGAAAATAGAGGAAATGGTCTACCAAAACGAGTGGGAGTTGCAAGGTATTTTCTTTGACCCTTATCAATTCGGTTCACTATTAACTATGATAGAAAAGCGACATCCAGAATGGCCACTAGTCCAAATACCACAAACCACCATGGTCTTGAACATGCCCACGAAACAGTTTCGTGATGATGTCCGTCAAGGTAAAATCAAACACAGTGGCAATCAGTTGCTAACAATGGCAATAAATAACGCATATACTAGAGTTGATAATAACGGTATGAGGATTGATAAAAACAAAAACAGTAATAAAATCGACCCTCTAGATGCGTTATTAGACGCTTACGCTGCTTGTTACTTAGAGCCATTTGATGGAAGTGGTTATTGGACGAATGAGAAAATCTTGGAAGGAGGTTCGCTATTTTGAAAATACTGGAACATATCCACACAATTTTGTTATTGATAGGCCTTGGATTTTTAATCTATGGCTTTTTCTTATTGAATCAAGTAGCAGGTTTTTTATGTAGTGGAACTATTTTAATATTATTAGCCTTGTATATCAGTAAAACAAGGGGGTGAATTAGAAAGGAGGTGAGAAAATAAATGACTTTTTTTCAATCTTTAGGTTCGTCAAAACTATCTTATGACGATTATGTCTCTTCGGTAATCTCTGGTAATTCAAGTCCTGAATATACTGGTATATCTGCTTTAAAGAATAGCGATGTCTTGACTGCAGTTTCTATTATAGCTGGTGATGTTGCTCGTTTTCCATTATTGAAAAAAGATTTAATGGGTAACATCGAACAAGATGAAGATATGAATTATCTTTTGAATGTTAAATCCACAAGTAATACATCAGCAAGGCAATGGAAGTTTGCAATGACAGTCAATACTATCTTGACTGGTAATTCATTCTCTCGTATTCTACGTGATCCAATAAGTGGCAAGCCGTTAGAATTTCAATTTTTTAGACCGTCTGAAACAACTGTAGAAGAAACTAATGACCATGAATTGATTTACACTTTCCGTGACCGTCTGAATGGTAAGGAAATTGTATGTAAATCAGAAGATGTTGTCCATTGGAAATTCTTTAGCCATGACACTATTCTTGGTAGGTCTCCATTGCTTTCCCTCGGAAATGAAATCAGTTTGCAAGATGGTGGATTGAATACCTTGATTAAATTCTTTAGAGATGGTTTCTCAAGTGGAATTATCAAGCTTAAAGGCGCTCAATTAAACGGTGAAGCTCGTAAAAAAGCCCGTATGGACTTTGAAAAGATGCGTGAGGGTTCGACTGGTGGTAGTCCGTTGGTATTTGATGATACCCAGGAATACACTCCACTTGAAATTGATACGAATGTCTTGCAGTTGATTACATCCAATAACTTCTCTACTGCACAGATTGCTAAAGCTTTGCGAGTTCCAAGTTTCAAACTGGGAGTCAATAGTCCTAACCAATCTGTTGCACAGTTGACCGAAGACTATGTAACCAATGACCTTCCATTCTATTTTGATGCAATCACAAGTGAACTTGCTTTGAAAGTATTTAGCGATGAAGAGCGCAGGAAGTATCGTGTTGATTTTGATACTCGTAGCGTGACTGGTAGAAATGTAGACGAGATTGTAAAACTTGTAAACAATCAAATCTTAACACCTAACCAAGCTTTGATTGAACTTGGTAAGGAACGTTCTACCGATCCAAACATGGACCGTTACCAGTCAAGTTTGAACTATGTCTTCTTGGATAAGAAAGAAGAATATCAAGCAATGAAAGGAGGTGAGACAAAGGATGCCAAAGAGAATCAAGATGAAAGGTCCACTGATTCCGAACAATAGCCAAGAAGCTTATGACTACTTCGGTTTGGAAGCGGTCAGTGCTAAAGCTATCACAGATTCTTTCCCAGAAGATAATAGCGATATCGTTTTGGAAGTTAATTCAAACGGTGGTCTTGTTACTGTTGGTAGTGAAATCTACACAGCTTTAAAAAGTTATCCAGGGAATGTGACTGTTGAAGTAACAGGGATGGCAGCAAGTGCTGCTAGTGTTGCAATCATGGGAGCTGATAAAGTGCTTATCAGTCCAACAGCGCAGATTATGATTCACAAAGCACTGTATAGTTTTGTATCTGGCAATAGCGATGATTTAGATAAAGCTTCTAATGCGCTTAAATCTAGCGACCAAGCTATCGTGAATGCGTATGTTGCCAAAACTGGATTGAGTGAAGAAGAAATTCTGGATATGATGAAGAATGAAACCTTCATGTCAGCTAGTGAAGCAGTTGAAAAAGGCTTTGCAGATGAAGTGATGACCTTTGATGATATTGGTGCAGTAGCGAGCCTAGAGAATGGATTGTTACCACAAGCAGTTATTGATGACTTCTACGCTAACCGTAGCAAGCGTAAGTCAGAAATCCAAAATATGCTACGAGAAATCGAAAAAGAAGAATTACTTAAAGGGCTATAAGCTCTTTTTTTAATACCAATAAAGGAGAAAAATAAGGTATGTTTAAAGAAAAAATGAATGAACTTAAAGCACAGATTACAAATATCGGTGCTGAAATTGTTAATAAGACAAATGAATTGAAATCTGTTTTGAATACTGACGATCTCGAAAAAGCTCGTGAAATCCGTGCTGAAATCGACAACTTGAAATCACAAAAAGAAGAAGTGGAAAACAACTTGAAGACTTATGAAATCGCAGAAGAAGGCGCATTCGCAGGTATGAAAGTGTCAGTGGAAGCTCATGTAGTGAAAACAGATGATAAAACTTACCGTGATTCTGTAAACGAATGGGTACGTACTAAAGGTGCTGTTGCTGATTCAAACTTGAAACTTGAAGGAAAAGACCTTCTTATTCCTATGAATGAAGCAGTAAATCCGACACAAGACGGATTGAAAAAAGCAAACACTGAAAAAGTAACTAGTAAGGAAATCGTAACTACACCAATGCGTGAAGTTAAGACGGTTCTTGACTTGAAACAATTTGCAACAATCCACAAAGCAGCTAAAGGTGAAGGTTCATATCCTATCCTTAAACACGCTACATCTAAGATGGCAAGCGTAGATGAATTGGAAAAGAACCCAGCGCTTGCTAAACCAGATTTTACAGATGTTCCTTGGAAAGTTAAAACTTACCGTGGTGCGATTCCACTTTCACAAGAAGCTATTGACGATGCAGACGTTGACCTTCTTGCAATCGTAGCTGAAGCAGCTAACCAAATCAAAGTCAATACTACAAACGATGCAATCGGCGGTGTTTTGAAATCATTTGAAGCTAAAAACGCAACTGACTTGGATGCAATTAAAGCTATCTTGAATGTTGACCTTGACCCAGCTTACAATGTATCATTCGTAGTTTCACAAAGTTTCTACCAAAAACTTGACACTTTAAAAGACAAGAACGGTCGCTACTTGCTTCAAGATTCTATTGTTTCTGCATCAGGTAAAGCCTTCCTTGGTCATCCAGTATTCGTAGTTGCTGACACAGTTCTTGGTGAAGCTGGTGAAGCTAAAGCCTTTATCGGAGATGTACAACGTGCTGTACTTTTTGCTGATCGTCAAGAATTGGGTCTACGTTGGACTGACAATGAAATCTACGGTCAATACTTGCAAGCAGTTGTACGCTTTGATGTTAAGAAAGCAGATGCTAAAGCTGGTTACTTTGTAACTATGCCCTAATACTCCCCCTATCAGTGGGGGTGTCTCACGGTCAGCTGTAACTTTAGCAGTGCCAACCGCAAGTAACACCAAACAAGATATCATGTCTTATTTAGATAGCAAGGGAATTTCTTACACAGCAACTCAAACCAAAGAGCAACTACTAGCCTTGATTGGAGGTTAGGACGATGGAAGCTAAAAAAAATGGTTTTCTTGAAGAAGTTAAATTGTATTGTAAAATCGACTATGACTTCGAAGATGAATTACTGCTTGAGCTTATCGAGTCAGCAAAAGAACAGATTTGCTTTGCAATCGATAACGATTTAAGCCCAGAAGATTTAGTGGAATATGCAAAATTCCGACTAGCTGTTAAAAAGCAAGTGAAAGAAGAGTATGAACATCGTGGAATGTCAGCAGATACCATGCGCTATCCATTGGCGAATGGAGTGCTAAACATCATTCACCAACTCAGAACACGGAGGGAAAGTTAATGCGGACACGTAACATGAATGTTCGCATTACTTTTTTTCAAAGAGTAGGTGGACAAAACGAAGATGGAGAAGTGCTATATTTCGAAAGGAAGGACTTGTATACTTGCTGGGCAGAAGTGTCTAAAACATCTATTAAGGATTTTAGAGAAAGCGCGACCGTCACAAAATCTGGTGGACTGTTAGAACATAAAGACACTAAAACATTCTTAATTCGTCATCTTCCAAAACTTCCTTTTGACAATTCTTGCTATGTAGATTTTGATGGCAATGAATATCAAATCGTAGCCATCGAACGTGATCATGCAAGTAAGGAAATTGACTTGATTAAGGGAGTGATGTTGTCATGACAAAAGGATTAGACCTTTGCCTAAACAATCTCACTAAGTTAGAAGTTAAAGCACCTAAGGTCGCTCGTGAAGCAGTCACAATGGTTGCTGAAGAGTTTGAGAAAGAACTTGGAGTAAATACTCCAGTTTCTGACGAACCAACACCCACTCGATTGAAAGCAGATATCAAAATCAGTAATTTCAAAGGTCGTGGTGGTGCTCCTTCTAAAGATATCGGTTTTGGTCGTACTACTGGTTGGCGCGCTAGATATCCAAACAGCGGGACAATCTATCAGAAAGCACAGGATTTCGAGGAAAAGACTATCAATGCAGTCACTCCTCGCGCTAAAAAAATATATGAACAAAAAATAAGGGAGGTGCTAAAATAAATGATTGCTGAAACTGAAGCATACAAACTTTTGGGAGCAGATGAAAAGTTAAATCAACTGTTTAATGAGTTCAGAGGCAAGGAGTTTCCAGGATACAAACAAGGTATTTTTACTTATGATATTCCTGAAAAGCCTACAAACTTAAAACAAAAAGAGCTTGCTCCGTTTGCAAGAATTTATTTAACCTACGAAGCACCTCACAAGTATGCAGATGATAACATCATCTCAATGGAACAACGTATCACAATCAACTTTTGGTGTAAGAATGCAAAGCAAGCTGACCAAATCGCCAAAAGAATGGATGCGGTACTAGAAGGTAGCGGATTTGAACGCTACACAGCAAATGAGAAACCTCGATACATGGATGACGATATTGGACTATTAATGAATGTCCGAAAATATCGTCTTTTTGATTGGAGTGATCTCGAAGAAATGAAAGGAAAATAAATAAATGTCTAAAGTTAAATTTGGTTTACGTGGTTTTGAATATGGGGTTTTGAATGATAAAAACCTTGTCCCAGGAGAAACTAAAAAAATCCCTGGAATTAAAACAGCGAAATTGGATATCACAAATGAATTGAACACTATCACAGCAGATGATGGACCATACGTAGTATTGTCTTCTGGTATCACTGGAACAACTCTTGAAGTATCATGGTTGGATTTGGGTAGTGATGCTCGTAAGGACTTCTACGGTATTACTGTTGAAAATGGTGTTGAAAAATACAATAAGAAGATGACTCCAAACGACATCGCTTGCTTGTTCCGTACAACTGGTGATGATGGTAAAGGTATCTGGGTTGGTCTTCTTAAAGGTAAGTTCTCTCTTCCAGGAATGGATTTGGAAACTAAAGATGGTTCACCAGAACCTAAGAACGATACTGTATCTGGTAGCTTTGTAGCTCGTGGAGATGATGATGAAGGTCTTGTAATTGTAGTTGGTCGTGAAGATAACCCACAATTCCAAGAAACTGAATTCCGTAAACTCGTTTTCCCAAAGTCTTAAGCGGTGCTAGTTCTGAACGAACAGCAACCGCTGAATCAGGCGCAGTAAGACAAGATGCATAAGAATAGGCTTGGTTATTCCAAGCCTTTATTTTTTAGAGGAGTTAATAATGTTTGAAATTAAATTTAAAAAAGCAGGTGTGTTGAAGGAATTTTCAAAAGACTACGTTAACGTAGAAGACAACCTGTTGGCTTTGGAACACCAGGTACGACAAACTTCATTGTACGAAAACAAGGAAGATTTGCTAAACCCTGCTAAACATCGTGAAGTGAATGAAGCATATCTTGATATGTTTGTAAAAATGTACGGTGAGCAATTCGATGCAGACGATTTGAAGAGTGCAAGCGTTGAAACGCTTGAAACATTGAATGATCTATATCTTGCAGCACTCGGTGGAAAACAAGAAGAAAAAGAGACCACCAAGGGAAAAAAGAAGAAAAAGGGTTAAGCCCTAAAGAAGCTCAAAATAATTTATTAGTTTGGGTTCAATCACTAATGAGTCAAGGATATACAATCCATGATATTAAAAGAATGCGCTTATCAGATTTTGATTTGATGGTGCAGGCTTTAGAAACAAAAGAAAGCCAAGAGGAAGAAGAAACAACCCTTGACAAGGCCTTCCCATTCCTTTTTGGATAGAAAGGAGAATGAATGGCAAGTAATATTGGTGAATTAGTCGCCACCGCAACCTTAGATGTCGCTCCTTTTCAGTCGAATGTCGGGAGGTTGAAAACCTATTTAAAAGGTGTCGATAATTCCCTAAAAGCGATGGAAAATAACTTTAAAGGTGCTGGTAAGAATGTCAGCAACTTAAAAGGACTTTTATCGCAAACTGGTTCAGCTCTAAGCTCATATCAAAAAGTATTGAGTTCACAGAGTGAACGATACAACCAATTAAAAGCAAGTATTGGAGATGTATCTACTGCTACTGCAGAGCAGAAACAGAAATTAGTTGAAGCAAGTGCTAGTATGACAGCAACCGCTGCTAAAGTAGCTGAATTACAAAATCGATATGATCAATTAGCTAAATCTATGCGACAAGCTTATATTGATGATAGTGCATTCACTAAATTCGGCAAGAGTGCACAGGAAGTCGGTGAAAAGTTTAGCAAAGTTGGTAAAGAGATTTCTGGTTTTGGTTCTGCTTTAACCCGTGGAGTTACTGCTCCGATTGTAGCTGGTGCTGGTCTTGTGGTGAAGGCAGCGATTGACTATGAATCTGCATTTGCAGGAGTTAAAAAAACAGTAGATGAAACTGCCACAGTATCATATCAAAAACTATCAGACGGTATTCGTCAAATGGCTAAAGAATTGCCAGCTAGTGCGGTTGAAATTGCAAACGTAGCAGAAGTGGCAGGTCAGTTAGGTATTAAGGCAGAAGATATTCTTTCATTTTCACGTACTATGATTGATATGGGAGAATCGACTAACTTGAGTGCTGAAGAGGCTGCAACTGCAATTGCTAAAATAGCAAACATTATGGGTTTGAGTTCAGATGATTATTCAAGGTTCGGTGCATCCGTTGTAGACCTTGGGAACAACTTTGCCACAACTGAAAAAGACATCGTTGAGATGACTAACCGTTTAGCAGCAGGTGGTAAACTAGCTGGACTAACTGCTCCAGATATCTTAGGACTTGCTACTGCTATGAGTAGTGTAGGGATTGAAGCAGAAGCAGGAGGTACTGCAATGGTTCAAACCCTTACTGGCATTGGTAAGGCGGTATCAGGGGTTGGTAAAGGAGCTAAAGAAAAATTAGAACTGATAGCTCAAATAGCTGGTACTACATCAGATAGTTTTTCTCAAGCTTGGAAAGAGAAACCAGCGGAAGCTTTACAATCATTCATTAAAGGTTTACAAAAAGCCCACGAAGAAGGCAAGAATATGGATGGAGTTTTGTCAGACCTCGGAATGAAAGGAATCCGACAAGGGAACATGCTGAAATCATTAGCCCTTGCATCAGATAAAATGAGTGCAGCAGTCAACCGTTCTAATCAAGCTTGGAAAGAGAATACCGCTCTGACCAATGAAGCAAACAAACGTTATGAGACTACTGAGTCTCAATTAAAGATGTTTAGAAATCAGCTGACAGATATCGCTATTGAATTTGGAGGTCCATTGATTAAAGCTCTAAGAGAAGGGCTGAATGCAGCGAAACCATGGATTGAAAATTTATCAGAATTAGCTAAAAAGTTTAGTTCATTATCGACAGAGCAACAACAAAACATCTTGAAATGGGGATTGTTTGCAGCAGCATTAGGTCCTGCTTTGAAGTTGCTAGGTGGTGGTATTTCAGTCATTGGTGGTTTTGCAAAAGCCATTGGTGGTTTGTCAAAAGGTATTGGTTTCCTAAGTGGTTCAGCTAAATATCTTGCAAATCTACCAGCTGGTTTAACTGCTTTATCAAGTTCAGCGGGTGCTGCTGAAACAGCTATGGCAGGCATGTCAACTAGTGCAGGTTCTATGACTGGTGCAATTGGCGCGCTTGCAAATCCTTTGGGATTGATAGTCGGAAGCATAGGTTTGGTAACTGCAGGTCTTGTCTATCTTGGAAATGAGAAAGACAAAGCAAGAATCAAGACAGAAGAGTTTGGTTCACAATTAAGTAGCACTGCACAAGGCGAGTTAAGAAATTTCCAAAAAACAGTAGATGAAACAGCTACTGCGGTCGCAAACTTTGGAACTCACGCTGGAGATGTCGAAAAAGTTTCAGGAGCTTTTAAAAAGCTTTATGAAGACATCCAAGCAGCAGCTGACCAAAGTAATAAAAGAATGGAAGAACTCGGTGCTAAATGGGGATTGAGTGAAGAACAAATCTCTAAAGCTAAAGAAAGAAATGGTCAAGTTGTTTCAAATACAGAAGCGATGATGAACCAAATCAATGAAATCTATGCGCGTCATAATGGTGATGCTAGTAAGTTTTCTCAAGAAGAAAAAGAAATCATCTTGAACAACCAAAACGAGATGATTAAAGCTAGACTTTCTATGATGAGCTTATCTGCTGATCAACAGAAAGCAGCATTGCAAGCGCTGAATGGAGAGGTTGCAAGTCTAAACGAAACTCAATTAAAACACACTAAAGATGTTTTGAAACAAGCTATGGATGAAGAGAAAAAACTTTACGAATCATCAAAGAGCGAGTTGAAAGAGTTGTTGGACGGGAAAGCTATCGACCAAGAAACTTATAACAAGAAAATGCAACAGCTCGAATCTAACCATACTCAAACCATGGAAGCTTTGGGTAGTAAGTATTATCAAGTTATGAAGAATCTGGACGAAAAAGTTAAGTCCAGAACTGGTCAAAATTGGAACTATTGGGAAGAAGCTAAAAAAGCTTTGGAAGAATATGGTCTATCTTATGAAGCAATTGGTCAGAAGGCAGCAGAAGCATCTGAAAAGGCTGGAAATTCTCACAGTATTCTAGCTAAATATACCAGCGATATGAGTAAAGAAGTTAAAGAAGCAAATGATGCTTGGTCTTTGCTTGTTGGGAATATTGACAAGAATGGTAATTTTGAAATCAAGTCCAACGTGAAAGAAGTTATCGGAGAAGCTGCTAAATCTGCAGAAGGCTGGGAACAATTACAGTTCATTGCTAAAACTGCTGATATCAACTCAAATGCTCGTGTAACTATTGCTGAAGCCCTCGTAGAATCAGGCAAGTGGAAAGAGATGAGCCTTGAAGAAAAACAAGTCATCGTTAATAATCAAGCAGGTTTACAAGCAATCTTTGATAGCGAGAAAACCCTCAAGATTTGGAATGATATGCCAGCAGAAGTCAAGGAACTTCTTTTGAAGAATACTGACATCATGAGCAAGGCAGACGAAGCAACAAAAGCTCTCACAAACTATGAAGCATTAACTCCAAAACAGAAAGAATTGCTTGCAACAGATGATAAGTTCAGAGATGCAGTCGCTCGTTCTACTGAAACATTGACGAACTGGAACGCTCTTACACCATTTACAAAAGACTTGCAAATCAATCCTGGTAATGTTCTATACAACGGTCAGCTATCAATAGATAAGATTGGAGAGTGGAATTTAGCACCCGCACTGACCAAGTCGTTAGATGCAGTAGACAATACAGGTGTAGCAGTTGGTAGTGCTTTCCTCAGTGTGAACTCTCCTAAACAAGAAGCCCCAATTGGTATTAATGCCACAGACTTAACTGGTGGACAATCTGCATCTGCCTATGCAGGAGTTAATGCAGTTAAACAAAATGCTCCAATTGATATTAACGCTGCTAACCGAACACAGGGTGAAGCTTCAGCTGCAGGATATTCAATAAACTCAGTTAAACAAAATTATCCTATTGGAATCAATGCTCAAAACAACACAGGTGGCACGATCAATAGTGTATGGTCATCATTAAGCGCTTTGCCATCGTTTAAATTTATCGATATCATTACCAGACATTTCACTGAACGACACGCAAAAGGTACGGACAATCACCCAGGAGGTCTTGCAACAGTCAACGACCAACGTGGTACACTCTATAAAGAGTTGGTAACATTACCAGACGGTACTTCCTTCATTCCAGAAGGTCGTAACGTAGTATTACCACTTCCTCCTGGTTCAAAAGTCATGCGAGCTGGTAAAACTCGTAGCTTGATGAATCGTTTGGGTATTCCAAACTATGAAAAAGGTATCGGTTTTGAAGATACGAAAATCTCACATTTAAGTAGACGAATTCAGAGTGTTAACATTCGAAACAGTCAGCGTGGCCATCAGAGCACAGCTTATTCTGTTGATTACGGTAACAGTGGCAATGGTCAAGCAGTTGTGGCTGAATTGGTCAGCTTGAAAGAAAGTGTAGAAAACTTACTTGGTAGATTGCTTGATAAAGATTTCAATACTTATCTAGATGGTCAAGTTATCGCAGAAAATTCTTATCAATATCAAGGTCATATCATGAGAAGGGAGGGTATTTAATGTCAAATTATTTAAAGGTCAATGATTTTGCAACATCTAGTTTAAGAAATTGTGTAATTGTAGACTTTGGAACTATCCGTTCTGCCACTCCTCGTTTCTCTGAGCAGTTAAAACCTTTTGGTATGAATGGTAGCTATAATAAAGAAGAAGGTGCTTATGAGAGTTACGAACGAACCATTCGTATTTTCTTTGAGCGCTTCTCTGATTTAGCGACTTTGATTGAAAAATTTAAGACAGTAGGGAATCAGTTGGAATTTAGTAATCAGCCTGATTCACTTTTCTATGCTGACTTATTAGAGACAGAGATTATACCAAAAGGTATGTATGGTTGGGAACTAGTAATCAAGTTAGATATGCAACCATTCAGATATCCGAAAAGTGTAGAACCAGTCGTATTAACCAGCACTGGAACGATTGATAATATTGGTACAGTCTATTCAGAACCTATCATTGATATTGAAGGCAGTGGCGATGTATCACTTACTATTGGTCGTAAGACTATGTATCTGACCGTTAACACAAAAGCTACGATTGATTGCAGGCATGGTAAACAGAATATCTACAACGCTACTGGAGCGGTTCAAAACACTCTCAGAAAACGTGGAGGGTTCTTTGAAATCCCTGTTGGTCGAAGTGGTGTTACATTTACAGGGGATATCCGTAAGGTGACAATCAAGCCAAACTGGAGGTATAAAGTATGATTTATTTAACTGAAGGAAACATACCTCTTAATGCTGCCTACGATGATGATATCGTACAGGAAGCAAATAGTACCTACCAATTAACCTTTAAATTCCCTACAAATGATATCTTGTGGCAAAGACTGAGAGAAGAAAAATTCTTGACCGCTGATGATCTACACGGTGAGCAAGATTTTGTGATTTTTGAAGTCGAGAAAAAGCATGGATATATTCAAGTCTATGCAAACCAAGTCATGACAATGTTAAATCACTACGTTGTTAATCCAATGTCTTTGGATAGGCAGACTGGTTCAACTGCTTTGAGTCAATTTGCTGGAAGCATCACTCGTAGCAATCCATTCTCATTCTTTTCAGATATTGAAGATAGGCATACCTTCAATACTGATACAACGAACGCTATGGAAGCTTTGACCAAGGATAAACATTCTATTCTTGGTCAGTGGGGTGGTGATTTAGTCAGACATGGTTATCAAGTTCGATTATTGAAAAACGGCGGTTCAGAAAATGAATCGCTTTTTATGTATAAGAAAAACCTATCTAGCTACCAGCATAAGACATCTACTAAATCTTTAAGGACTCGCATCACCTTCATCACAACCATCCGTGGTGAGGGAGAAAACCCAGTCGATAAGCACTATAAAGTAGTTGTCGATAGTCCACTGATTAACAAATACAGTCAGATTTATGAAGATGTTGTGGAAGTGAACGACCAGGATGTTAAGGATGAAGCAAGCCTTAGAGAATATGGCAAGCAGTATTTCAGAACAACCTTGTGCGATATGCTCGAAGATAGCATTGAGATTGATGTTGTTGGTAGAAGTGATGTACCTGTTCAGATGTTTGATATTGTAGGCATCTATCACGAGTTCTATAATCTTGATGTTCGTAAGAAAATTACAAAATATACTTACTCACCGACGGCTAAAAAGCTTAAATCTATTGGTTTCGGTCAATTTCAATCAGGTCTTGCAAATGCGATTGGGAATGTAGTTAGTGATGCCTTCAAAAGTGAAAACCAGCATTTTCAAAGTAATTTTGAAAGACAACTAACAAGAGAGCTTAAAAATGCTAACCTTGCTTTTGACCGAAAAAAAGAAGAATTAACGAATCAATTCACAGATGAAGTGAATGCCATCAAAGCTAAAAACGAAGAAGATAAGCGTGCTCTATCTGATGAAATCAATCGAAAGTTTCATGACTTCAGCCCAGAAGGATTTGAAGAAGCCAAAACGAAAGCAGAAGAAGCTTTGAAACAAGCTAAAGCGGGATTTAATCTAGCAGATGAAGCGAAGTATATTGCAGACCAAAATTCAATCATATTTGCTTCAATAACTAATAGAGTGAACAAGCAAGACGACAAGCTGGATAGTGCTATCAAAGATAATGCCTTGAAACTTGCCGAATACAAAGAAACAGTCAGTGAACGTATAGCAAATCTTTCTAGTCGAATGGCTGACAAGGTCAATGTCGTTGACTTTCAACGTGTGAGAGAAACAAGTCAGCTATACGAGCGCATTTTAGGTAGTTCAGAGAGTGATATTTCGAGAAATGCTTCACGCTTAGTCATGAGCGACCAAGTATTTCAGACGGAAGTTGGGAAATACGTCACAGACGATAACAACTTGATTGTTAATTCGATGACAATGGGCAAAAACACACTTGTTGGAAATAACAATCCAAAAGCGAGCGTATCTGTCGAAGATGGCATCTTTACAATCAAGGCACAAGGGCTTACTGGTTATAACTGGTCTGGGTTTACACTCCCGATTTATGTAAAAAAAATCTATCGTGGTGAAACCTACACGCTCGGATTTAAGTATCGTATTAGAAAATATCCAGATGTATCATTTGCGTTTAATATCAAAAACCACGGGCTAAATAAAACCCTAACATGGGCTAATATTGGCGAAAATAGACCACCACTTGACGAATGGCAAGAGTTCCAAAAGACTTTTACCATGCAAGAAGATTTTGCTTTTGGTGAGGATGCGAACTATCCATTTTATATCTTCTTGGCTAAAAATGGTTGGATTGAGTTCAAAGAACCTATATTGGTTCGTGGTTCAAAGACTGGACCGTACAAGCCAAGTCAATTTGATGATGCTTACAAGATGACAGATGAAGCTAAAGGACTTGCTACGGATGCACAGACAAGAGCGATTCAGATCGCTCAAGGCTTGGAAGCAACACGAACACAAGTTACACAACTTGCTGGATCATACGCTATCCAAAATTTGAACAGTGCAGGCGACATAATCAACGGTATAAATTTTGCCGCTAATGGTAATAACCGTATTATTGGTAAGGCTACTCATATCACAGGTGACACTTTGATTGACAATGCGGTCATCAAGTCTGCTATGATTGATAAACTGAAGACAGCTAATTTTGAAGCTGGTTCAGTGACTACCAACATTTTAGGAGCTGAAGCAGTAACCGCTGAGAAGGTTAAGTTTGATACTGCTTTCATTCAGAGGTTAGTATCACAACAAGCATTCATCGATGAGTTGTTTGCAAAAAAAGCGACGATTACTCAGATTCAATCCATTGATATCACAGCTGATCACGTTAAAGGGGGTAAACTAACCTCATTAAATGGCGTGACTGATTTTGATTTACAGACTGGTTGGATTGATATGAACGGCTTCGGTGTAGGTATTAAAAATCAATTTCCAAACAGGCCATTACAATATCTAGTTTTTGGCGCAGGTAATATTAACGGTGTCGATGCTTCATATACTGCATTGTTGAGTAACAGAAACGGTTTACAAGCTTCAGACCACACATCCGCAGGTCTGCAAATCTGGAACGGGCGTACTGGTAACAATGTTCAGAGCGCTATCAATATGTATGGTCGGAGAATAACATTTAATCAAAGCGCACAAGCTGGTCTTCGAGAAATATCGATTGACACAGACACGAATACTATTTCGGGAGCTGATGAAATTTATATCAAAAATGTACGTTTATCACTCATCTTAAACGACATTTACGATAATTTCAGAAATCTTGCAGCAGTCCCTGGAAATTATAGCCGAGGCTATCACAGCCAATGGCGATAAAAAAAGAAAGGTATTATATGAACACATCAGATAAAGTTATTAACGATTTAGCTATTCAACTCGCAAATAAAGCGATTGAATGCGCAAATTACAAAGCTCTATATGAAGAAGCACAGGAGCAACTTCATGAAGCTAATAGCCAACTTGAAAAAGTCAACAAAGTCTTACAGTCAAACGAAGAGTTAAAGGCTCTATTTGACAAAGTAGCAGAAGAATTAGATAAACCACAGGAGGAACAATAATATATGACTTTTAAAGTAGTAAACAAATATTTACAAGACAACAACCGCACTTTCGTGGCAATTCGCCAAGAAGCGCCTTATACGGCATTTGACCGTGTTCTAATTGGCAATCACATGAATGAGTCAGATGAAGATTTGATTAAGGCAGTAATTGCTCAAGTAACGACTGAATTTAATCCAGCTGAAGGAGTTAAAAAACTTCAAGAAGATTTGCAAACTCAAGCACAAGAATATGAAGTCAAGCTCGCTGAGAAAGATGCAAAAATCGCAGAAGTTAAGGCAGTAGCAGATTGGGCGGTATTAGTCCGTGTAACAGATGTAGATAACCCGCTAGACCCTACATTGTTTAAACGTGGCCTTGAATTGGTTGACCTCGGACAAAGCGGCAAGACTTACCAACCACAAGAAATTTTTACACTTGAAAATCCTAACCATTTCGAGAAGTTCCAAGAAGGAAAACGTGTCATGATTCAAGTCAACGAGCCTTTCACTTACCAAGGGCAGACATTGGAGCAGTTGGAAGAATTGTATCAAAATGGTAAGCTAGGGATCTGGAAGTGGACAGAACCAAAAAAAGACACAAACGCTAACGAGTTAGAAACTCAACCTGTTCAATAGTCATCCGCTTTAGAAAGAGGGTGGTTAGATTGGACTTTCTAACTTTAATAGATAAACTCACACCCGTTTTAGTCGTTATCATTCCAAGTTATTTTTCATTTAAAAGTACAAAAACTTCCAAAGAAGCTGACAAACGCCTTGAGGGTCTATCTAATAAGATAGATACCCTCGAGAAGTCAGTCTCAGCCGTGGAAGAGATTGGAAAAGATAACCAACGAAACTTAACGATTATCGGGAAAGGATTACAACGGTTGCAACGTTTTCGATTGCAAGAAAATTTAAAAAAAGCAATACGACGTGGACGGACAAGTCAGCATGAAATCGAAGAACTATCACGACTTTATGAAAGCTACGTCGAATTGGGTGGAAACGGTGCTATAAAAATATTGTTTGAGAAATTTCTCAAACTAGAAATCAAAGAGGAGAATGATGATGAATAAAATTAACTGGAAGCTACGTTTACAAAACAAAGTTACTCTTATCGCACTTTTGGGAGCGGTATTTCTTATGTCTCAACAATTCGGATTTGAAATTCCACAAAATATTCAAAACGGAGTGAATACATTTGTTTATATCCTTGTTTTGTTAGGAGTGGTTACTGATCCAACGACTGCTGGCATCACAGATAGCGACAGAGCGCTTGAATATCACGAACCAAGCGAAGATTAATCAATTTGAGAACCCTTTGGGGTTCTCTTTCTTTATTAAAAGAAAGGAGGTAGCACTTGAAGAAGGTTATTGAGAAAAAATTAACCATTTCACCAAACAATCGAGACGTAGATAGGCTTTATAAAGAATTTTATAGTCATGATAAAAGCATTGCTGAATTTAAGTTCACGCTTGATAACTTGACCGCTACTAAAGTTATCTGCTTATTCTATTTCAAAACCACCAAGCGATATCAGGAAGTAGATGCAGCAATCGAAGATAATTCGTTTACGGTTCAATTTGATACATCATTGATCACGACTGATGAACCTGTCATTGGCTATATCTACTTTGAAAAAGTAGAGCAATCAGCAGATGTATATAGCTTCTTATTCAATGTTCATGTGAGTGAGATTGACAAAGCAGTTAAGACACCACTTATTGAACGTGAAGCTGGTCGAATTGTTAACGTCAATGACATTGTGACTAAGCAAGAGTTGGATGCGCTTTTTGAAAAAATTAAAGCACAAGGCGGCACGTATGACGATAGCAATCTACGTAGTGAAATAAGCCATATTTCAGCCGATATTGAAGCGTTAAAGACGAAGCCTGACAATGACACCATCTATAATGACAAACCCCTTGTAGAGCGTGTAGCGGCTTTAGAGAACAAGCCTGAAAAAGATACTAGCGATCTAGTAACAAGACAGGAACTTGAAAGTAAAAATTATCTTACCTCACACCAATCGTTGGAAAATTATGCTTTAAAATCTGAAATTCCAACACCTTACAACGATTTAGAATTAAAGAAACGTGTTGAACGTTTAGAGAATAACCCCAACGTTGATACAAGCAATTTTGCTACTAAGGACGAGTTACGCAATATCTCACTAACTCCTGGGCCAAAAGGTGACAAGGGGGAAACTGGTGAGCGTGGACCTCAAGGTGCAACAGGCGAAACTGGACCAAGAGGAGCGGACGGTTTACAAGGTCCTCAAGGATTGCAAGGGTTACAAGGTGAGAGTGGGCGAGATGGAGAGCCAGGACCTCGTGGAGAACGAGGGGAACAAGGACCAATCGGACCCGCTGGACCTCAAGGGCCTATTGGACTTACAGGACCTAAAGGTGAAAACGGTCGTGATGGTGTTGGCATTCCTCAAAAATTGAGAATTGAAGGGAACACCCTCATCTTATCTGATGGCGGTGGCAACGTAACCCTACCAACTTCAACAAGTAGCAATACGGGACAAGTCAATCAGTATGAAATTCACGGAACTGGTATGCCAAACGGCAAGGTTACTGCTCCAGTCGGGACGACATACGTTGATACGGCTGTTACAAATGGCGCTCTTAAATGGATAAAAAGACGAGGGACAGACAATCAAGGCTGGGAAGTCTTGACGGGTGACACTGGTTGGAGAACGCTGAATATTGTTTCAAAGCTAGGCGCATCTTATCTGAAAGTACGTCGTAAAAATGATACCGTCATGTATCAATTTGGTGGGCTTTCTTGGGGATGGTTCGGTGTTGTTCGTAGAGGTGGTACTGGATATAGTCCACAAGGTAGCGACAAGGAAAGAAACTGTTACATTTTAGGTTTAAGCGGTGTTCCTTACGGCTTTCGTTCAGAGTCTAGTCTTATTGGTGGTATTTACAACGATAAGGGAACGCCTTATGGAACTTGGTATCTTGGCGGTAGTGGAGACAGTAACATGCTACGTTTCCAATTTACCGACCCCGTACCAACTGACCGAGACATCGGCGATATTCGGGTAAGTTCTATCTCGTACTTAACGAGCGAGCCTTGGCCTACAACATTACCATAATTTGAAAGGGAAAACAAATGACAATCAATATTGAAAATGCTATTGCATGGATGCGTGAACGTGAAGGACAAGTCTATTACAGTATGGAATACCGTGACGGTCCTGATAGCTATGACTGTTCAAGTTCAGTATATTATGCTTTAAGAAGTGCTGGTGCTTCATCTGCTGGATGGGCAGTAAATACAGAGTATGAGCATGACTGGCTTATTAAAAATGGCTATGAGCTTATCGCTGAAAATACAGAATGCGTTGCTCAACGTGGAGATATCTTCATCTGGGGCAAGCGTGGAGCGAGTGCTGGAGCGTTCGGGCATACTGGTATGTTCATTGATAGTGATAATATCATTCATTGCAATTATGCGTATAATGGTATCTCAATTAACAACCATGACGAGCGCTGGTATTATGCTGGACAACCATATTTCTATATCTACCGCTTGACCAATCCAGATGCTCAACCTGAAGAACCTAAAAAAGGATGGCAAAAGGATGAACAAGGGCATTGGTATGCTAGAGCTAACGGCTCTTATCCTAAGGCAGAGTTTGAGTATATCGAAGAAAACAAATCATGGTTTTATTTTGATGAGTCGGGCTATGCTTACACTGACAAATGGCTACATCACACAGATGGCCAATGGTATTATTTTGACAAAGACGGATACATGGCTACAAGTTGGAAGAAAATTGGTGGTGCATGGTATTACTTTAACCGTGACGGTTCAATGCAAACCGGCTGGGTGAAATACTACGACAAGTGGTACTACCTCGATGCAACAAATGGCGACATGAAATCAGATTGCTTCGTCAAATACAATGATGGCTGGTACTTGCTACTTCCTGATGGTCGCATGGCTGATAAACCTGAGTTCACAGTAGAGCCTGACGGGCTCATCACAACTAAATAAAATAGAAAGACTCAAAAATTTAATTACACTAGACCGCTGGCAATCGCTAGCGGTTTTTTTGTTTGACAAAATTCAAAAAATGTGCAAAAATAAGTAGAATTGAAAACAGGAAAAACCACCTCCTTTCGATTCGCCCAGCCTTTTCTTAAGGCAATGAGGGGGCGGAGAGACGCGCTCGTCAACAGAAGTATCTCATTGGAAATGTTGCTCACTTTTTAGTGAGCTTTTTATCTAAGGAATAGGAATGAAAAGTAAGAAGTTAAAATTAGGTCAAATTAATTTAGAAATGTGCAAAGATTACGACCTTATTCAAGCGATGGATTATGACTTTAAGACGAAGGAAATAACGAATAAAGGAAGGGGATTTGCGGTAACTGTTGTCAAAATACAGGGGCTAACTTTCTTGATTCCATTTAGAAGTTACATTCCTAAAAAGTATCAGTTGAAGTATAAACTTAGAAATTCGGCAAAAGAAGGATATGTTGAAGGATTAGATATTGGTAAAACATTGATTTTAGAAGATAAAAGTTATTTGCTGAATACAACTTTCCGCCTTCGGAAAATAGAAGATTATTATAAAGTAATGGACAATGATAAGGTCATAATTAATAAGTTGGTAAAAGCAATTATAGACTATAACCATGCTTTGGAAATAAATGATAGAAATAAACTTGAAGATCCTAAACGCTTTAAATTCTCAACATTTCAGAATTATTCTACTAGATTAAAAGTAATTACAGAAAAAGACTATTTAGAATAGATGATGTTACCGCTGGTGTTTGGCGGTTTTTTGTTTGCTCTGAAAAGGGGCAAAAAAGGGGCAAAAGGTTAAAACTTTTATATTTTTATGGTAAAAATTATATGTAGTTTATTTCTTATTTATGCTTATTTTATAGGGTTTCTTTCTATTATATACTTATGAAATATTGTCAGCTCTTAAAGAAGCAGTTAAATAATGATTTTATAAAAAGCCCGTCATATCAAGCATTTGAGCTTGTGTGACAGGCTTTTTTTGTGTATAGGGGGCAAAAAAGGGGCAAACTATAAAGAATCGAGCAAGTCTAGGATATTATCATCCATCTTCTTAGTAACATGTGTGTAGATTTTATTAGTCGTACGAGAGTCGGAGTGACCAACTCTTGCCATGATTGCTTTTAGAGGTACATTATTTTCTGCTAGTCTACTAACAAGAGTATGTCTGAATATATGTGAAGTCAGATGTTTATCTATTGGATTTTTTAAACGTTTATTCGCTTTCTGAATTGCTAAGTTGAAGGAATTGTTTTGGATTGGTATTCCGTTTTTGGTAACAAAGATAAATCCAAGGTCATTGAATGTTTTTCGAGTGTTTTTAGAAAGTTCATTTATTGAGATAAACTCTTTTAAAATTTCAATTTCTCTTTTTGATAAAGAAACAGTTCTGAAGCTTGCAGCAGTTTTCGTAGTTGTTTTAAATCCTTTTGAATACCCTACTGTTTTATCTAGAGTACCATGGATTTTTACCGTCTTATTATCAAAATCAATATTTTCTTGTTTAATAGCAATAGCTTCACCGATTCGACAACCATTGTATGACATGAATTCTGCAAGCAAACCTAGTCTATATGTGTTCTTTGTTCTGTATAATTCTTCTAATAATCTTTTTAGTTCATCCTCTTCCAAAAATTTCTTTTCTGTCTTTTCTAATTCTTCGATTGTTTTTATTTGTTTTGGAAGTTTTGCTCGTCTTGCAGGGTTATCTTTAATGTATTCAAGATTAACTGCATAATCAAACGATAGATTTAAAATCATTTTATAGCGCTCTAGTTTTGAACGAGAAATATCTAGATCATTTAAGAATCTCTGGATATATTTAGTATCTATATTCTTAACTTTAATTTCTGTATCGAATGCTTCTTTAAAATCATTCACGCTACTTGTAAGAGAGCTGATAGAACTACCTTTGATTTCTTTCTGGTAAAATGTCCACCATTCATCTAAAACGTGTTGATAAATCACATCTGTTGATTGTATGTTCTGTAGAGTTTCTTCTATGCGTTCATCCAGTAGTTTTTGAGCTTCTTTCTTTGCCCTTGATGTACCAGAACTAAGCGTTACAGATACCCTCTTCAATTTTTCAGTGTATGGGTCTTTGTATCGCTCAAAAAATTTATACTTTCCGTTTGGTAATTCTTCCATCCACATTGATTATCACCTCACTTTTTGGTAAAATGGGTATAGTAAAGAGGGCTTTTTAATGCCATTCTTTCTATACAGTACATCCTCACATCTTTGCTTGCAGGCGGTGTGGGGATTTTTTAATTACTTCAACAATGAAAAAATAAAGTGTAGAAGTGGTATCAATACAAATAGTGACATAATCAGACACCCGATTCCTCCAATGATACCCCCGCACCCTTGTAGTGCTTGGCCGCACCCTTGCAAAGTGTCTCCGGTTTGGGTAAATTTACTATTTTCTACATGACTTTCAAATGAATGAAAAATCGATTTTATTTCATCCGGATTATATCGTGTTCCACATTTTAGACAGCGATCGGTATGATAGGTTAATAAGAACGTTTCGTTGCAATGTGGACAAGTATACCTTAATTTCGTATTTTCTATATCCATCTCAATTCTCCTTTTTTAATTTACTAATGCTAAATACTCTTCCTTGACCATGATTTCATTTGTCATGGTTTTTAGATTGTAATACGACATGAATTTGAGATAATCAAACTCTGTGGGGTCATCTAAGCTTTCTAGCGCGTCTTTTACGAGATGATGGATCATATTCCTATCAGCTTCGTTTTCACAGCGTAGGCGAGCGTTTTGATACTCTGAGCGTGTGTGATCCTTGTGTCCGAGTTCATGAAGTAGGACCTTAACTCTCTCTTCTTTGTTGAGCTTACTCGACAAGAAAGCTGTATTGGTTTCTTTTTCGTAAAATCCAAGTTCATCAGGCATCAAATCTCCATCAAAATCGACAATACAAATCCGAAAATGACTTATAATTTCTTTTTCAGTCACTAAGCAATACCTCTAATCACCAGCTTCTTTAAGATAACCTTCAATTATAGACTGGATGATTTTCTTCTTTTCGTCTGTTAGTTCTCGACCGCCAAACATCATGACATTTGATGCCATTTCTTCTACATTCAGAGTCTTACCTTGCCATTTGTACTCTTTGCTGTCTCCAGCGATAGCAGGGTTATCTGTCCGTCCAAGCAAGTAGTCCGTGGACACATTGAAGTAGTTAGCAATTTCTGCTATACGTTCAGCATTTGGCGTAGAGTTTTTTATCTTATACAGTGTATTTCTGCCATAACCTAAGTCTTCTTCGACTTGTCCAAGAGATTTTCCACGCTTTTTTGCCAATTCTTTTATTTTCTCAAATGTCTCAAACATTGTTAAATCAACCTTTCTAAGACATCACAAAAAATATTTAACAAATTTGGTGTAAAAAGGTTGACTAATTATCCCAAAAGGTGTAAAATGTTTTTTGTAAGTAAGTTACAACTAAAAAAACAACTAGGAAATAAATTATAAAAATGTTTTGGCGAACGGTATTTATAGATTTATTAGTGTTTTTATTATGCTTTCATTTTAGCCGATTTGGTGTTAGTTGTCAAGCGTAATGCAGAAAAATAGTTAAAATTTTAGTTGTTTCTTATTTACATAAATTGTAAAAAAAAGGAGGAACACATATGCCAGATATCGCAAACGGTCGTGAAAGAGTTAATGCTTTCTTGAAAGAAAAAGGCATTAAAAAAACAACTCTAGCGGTTGCTTACGGCTTTAAACGACAGGAAGTAACAAATATTCTAAGTGGAACGACTAAAGGTCCACGAGCGAATAGTTTCATTCTTCAGGTTATTGAAGATTATGGAATCGAATAGGAAAGGAGTGCGCATGAACGAATTAGAAAGAACAGCCCTCAACGAAATATTGAGGACCGTTAGACTTATAAATGAAAAAGTTGCTGAGATTAGGGAACTGCAAAGTCAACAAGAGCTAGCTATTTCTTATCTTCGTGGAATAATGGACTCCTCTGAAATTGGTTAGTTTTATCTTGGATTTGCTGGATAATTGACTGATGTTCGGATATAAACGGTTTTACATTTATATCTCGGACTGGTGTGAAAGAAGAGTAAGATTGCTTGTTCTCTAATAGATTTAATATTTTGTCTAACTTTTTGTTTAGATTATCGTTAAGGTCTTCTAATGTAAGACTTTTATCCAGGCGACTTTCAGGCATTTCGAAGTTTTCAAAACTTTTCATTTTAGCTTTCAATTCCCTTTTGGATTGCCCTATTTTCCCAACAGAAAGGTTATAAAAAACAGTTCTCTGGGATATAACGTCAAAAGGAAGTTTGTTGCCTGTTTGTATGATAGGAACCAAAGGAAGTTCTAATGCTTGCCGAAATCCTAATTCATAAAATGCATTCGGATTGTGGCCTGTCATATCTGCTACAACCATAGGGGCAGTCTTGAGGTAGTTGATAATAGTTTCATTGATATTATCAACTGCATCTACTTGGTCAACTCGCACTGGTTTATATCCTAATTCCTCACAGACTGGGGCTATTAGGTAAGAAAAAACCTCATCTGCTCTATCTCTAGTTTCTGTACCAGATTCACCAATAGCAGTTACAATAAAACAAATTTTTTCAGTCATGATTACACTCCGCGAATTTTATTATCTTTATTATACCAAATTTAGAAAGGAATACTATGAATGATATAACATCATCAAACAATCTTAGTCAGATTGAACTTGAAATCAAACAATTTCTATCCGTTCCCTTAAAATTAAAAATTTTACGAGAATGTTTGTTGTATTTATTCTTCAAAATGAACGATAATACATCAGATATAACAGTCGATAAGTCAACAATGCATTCTAGTGATAGAACAAGCAAGATAGTCTATACCATAATAGTATATAACTGAACAAAAAAAGCACCTAACAAAGTCAGGCGCTTACTAAAATAACTAACTGAATTATATCACAAAAAGAAAGGAAAATCCATGCCTAAAGCAGAAATTACTTACAAACCAGTAGGAATTAACGAAAAAGCAACTCATGGTGATTATACACATCTTTGTCAGATGTGGGAAGGTCTGACAGTTGGAACTGCTAAAGTCTGGGCTACTGAGATGAGAGATCATCCAGATTTTAAACAGTTTATTGACAATCCAACTCACAAGCTAGTGTTTATCAATTATGAAGGTTTTCGATTATTTGTCAAATGGAAAAGTCGGAATCGCTATCGTTCTAAAAAAGAAACTCTGGCAGAAATGCTAGAAAACCTTAAAAAAGAAAAACAATTGGGAGTTTTAACATGAAGCTACTAGACAAACTTACAAAATGGTTTTTTAACAATGAACCAAAAGAAAAAAATATTGATTGGAAAGAAACTGCACTTATTTTTTCAGAAGAAAATATACAGTTAAGAAAACAACTTAAATATTGGATACAAGCATACTCAGACCAAAAGAAAATAAATGAAATCAACGAGGGCAAAGAGAAATGACAGAACCAAGCATCGCAGAACAATTACTAGGGATTGCAGTTATATTCATCACCTTATTCACAGTGATGGTACTCACTGCTAAGGAAGAACAGAAAGTGGAAGTGGTAGAAGAAAAAGAAGATTTCTATACCATCGCACGCACAAACATTCGTAACTGTGACCGTAAATTCACATACGACACACAAAAACCAGAAGGGCTTAGACCTGAACTACTTGCCTTACCATACACAAAGGGGTGATTGCATGAGCCTATACATTTGGAAGTGTGGATGTAGAGATTGTGGAAACACATTCGAGTATGTCGATAGTTACCCAATCATTGAATGTCCTAAATGTGGCAGTGTGGATTTGGTTAATGAATTTGAAGGAAGGGAGTATGACTAAATGACTCAAGCGGAACGAATTAGGGAATATTATAGAGACCACCCTACTGCCTCATATGATGAAGTAGCTGAGGTTGTCGGTACAACAAATAGCAATGTGAGGGCAAATTTAGCCAAAGACATCAAGGCAGGAAAATGTATCCGCTTGGAAGATAAGTCATTTGACTATTCGCCTTACTTTAATCACACCAAAGCACTCACGGAGTTGGTTGATTGGAAGAATGACACCAGACGTGAGTGGGTGGAAATGCTGACTCGTGCAGCAGAAAAAGAAACAGATAGCAACGTTATGCGATTGCTAATCAAAGAAGCAAATAAACTAATGAAAGAGGTAACGAAATAATGGCAACACTTTACGAATTAACAGGTCAATTCCTTGATATCTACAATTTGGAATTGGATGAAGAAACTAAACTAGATACGCTTGATAGTATCGACTGGCAAACTGATTATGAAGAAAAAGTCGAAAATTATATCAAGGTTATCAAGAACAACGAAGCAGACATCGAAGCACGCAAGAACGAGATCAAGCGTTTAACTGAATTGAACCGAGCGGACGAACGCAAAAACGAACGCATGAAAGAAGTCTTGAAAGAGAGCATGGCACTAACTGGACATGAACGAGTTGACACACCACTTTTCAAAGTGTCTTTCCGAAAATCCGAAGCCGTGGAAGTGGACGACTTACTTCTTCCGGAAAGCTATAAAGTCGCAACTTATAAACCTGATAAGAAGCGCTTGAAAGAAGATTTGAAAAATGGTCTTGAAATTGTCGGTGCAAATCTAGTAGAAAGGAAGAATTTAAGTATACGATGAAAATCACTAAAGCAACAGAAATTACAAATAATGATGCCTGTTACCTGATTTATGGTAATCCAGGTTTTGGGAAAACAACTGCGATTTCATTCATTCCAGGAAAGACATTGGTTATCAATATTGATAAATCAGCAAAAGTCTTAGCTGGCAATCCTAACATTGATATTGCAGATGTTGACACACATAAGATTTGGGATGAATGGTTATCAGTGGTTAAAGAACTACTGAATGGAGCAGGGAAACCATATGACACAATCGTGGTTGATAATGTTTCTGAATTATTCAGAGCTTGCCTTGCCAATCTAGGACGAGATGGGAAAAATCATCGAGTACCAACGCAAGCAGATTACCAAAGGGTTGACTTCACAATCTTAGATAGTTTACGAGCGCTTTTGCAGTTAAACAAACGGATTGTATTTACTGCATGGGAAACATCAGATCAATGGTCAGATGAGAATGGCATGATTTACAACAGGGCTATGCCAGATATTCGGAATAAAATCCTGAATAACTTTCTCGGTTTGACCGATGTGGTTGCTCGTCTAGTTAAGAAGACAACAGACGACGGTGAGGAAGTTCGTGGGTTTATCCTACAACCTTCTGCAAGTGTATATGCTAAGAACCGTCTTGATGATAGGAAGGGGTGTAAGGTAGATGAGCTTTTTGCTCAGGGATTACCAGAAGGAACTGATAATTGATATTATCAAATCCATGAAGGCAGGCAATCGTAAAATCATGGTACAGTCACCACCACGTTCAGGGAAAACAGTCGTGATGTCCTTCATAGCTAAAAATGCAACTGATAAAAATAAAAAAGTTCTATTTTTCAGCCATAGAAAAGAAATCAATGAACAAGTCCACGAAACATTTAATCGTGGAGGAGTGAACCTAGACAACGTTATTATCGGAACGGTTGGAAGTATTGTACGTAGATTGAATAAACTGCCTGAGGTTGATGTAATCCTTGTAGATGAAGCTCACCACATTAAAGCAAAACAGTATCAGACAATCTTAAATCACTTCACAAACGCAACTCAATTATTCTTTACAGGAACTCCAATCCGATTAGATGGCTCTGGGTTTCATGATCTAGCAGATGATTTAGTCGTAGGAAAGTCAATCCATTGGTTACAAGAACACGGAAATATATCTGAGTTTGATTACTATTCAGTAAATCTACTGGATATGGCTAAACTCAAAAAACGCTCTGGAGAATTTACCAACCACTCAGTCGATGAAGCACTTGATTTTAAAACAGAATACGGTGATTATATCGACCACTACGAACGATTAGCAAAAGGAAAACAAGCTATCGTATATACCCATAGCGTAGAATACGCTGAGAGGGTTTCTAAGCGATTTTCTGAGTATGGCTATCAATCAGGTGTAGTTAGTGGGAAAACCTCACAGAGCGAACGTGAGAGCCTTATGCAAGCGTTTAGGGATGGTAAGTTGACTATTATGGTTAACGTCAATCTATTTACAGAAGGTATTGACCTACCAAACGTAGATGTTTGTATCATGTTACGACCTACTGCATCGCTTTCCTTGTATCTTCAATTTGCTATGAGAGCATTAAATCCAAGAGAAGGCAAACGTGCAATTTTAATTGATCACGTAGGTAACCATATTAGACACGGTCTACCAAACGATGATAGAGATTGGACACTTGATGGTGCAAAGAAAACTAAGAAAACATCTGAGAGGTCAACAGTAACTTGTGAAGAGTGTTTTGCGACATTTTGGAGAGACCAGTTGGAAGACGGTCACTGTCCATATTGTAATGCAGAAGTGATTAAGAAGAAAACGATTGAGGATATTGAACGTGAGAAATCAGATGTTCAATTAGAAAAAATCAATCAAGGAATGGAATTTATTACCATTCAAGGCGAAAAAATAGAGGTCAGAAAAGAAGAAGCGATTGTGTATCGTCGTGTAATGACCTATGGAAAAAGATACACAAAATGTAAGAACTTATCGGAACTTAAAGCGTTCCGTATACTCAATGGCTACAAACCAGGTTGGATGTGGCACAAGCAAAAAGAATTAAATTTATGGAGATAATAAACATGGCACTTTTTTCAGTAAATTATGAAGCAGCAGAACAATTTTCATCTATCGAAGATGGAACATATGAAGTAGTAGTCGTTCAAGCAGAACAGTCAGCTAGTCAAAGCGGAACAGATTACCTAGACATTCGTTTGAAAATCCGTGATGACTTCCAACAAAAATTCCGTAATAACCTCATCTTTGATAAGGTATGGATCAATAAACAAACTCTTCAGTATCCAGAGTGGGCATTACAACGCTATGCTAAAGCAATTAAAATCCCTGAAGGTGTTGAAGTCAATACAATTGAACAATTCTTAGGTCTTATCACTGGTAAAACGTTGAAAGTAACTGTAAAAAATGAACAGTCAGAATACAACGGTAAGACCTACGACAACTTGAATATCAAGAAAATGGAGCAGTCTGAATTACCTCCTTATTCTGGAACAATTACAGAGCCTACTCAAAAGCAAGACGATGATTTAGATTTGCCATTCTAAGCCTATGGTTGGGATGGTAGATTATGCCCTTCATTATCAAAAACTAGGTTTCTCAGTCATCCCAATCGATAAGAAAAGTAAACGTGCAATCACTAAATTCAAAGATAGGACATTTACTGAGGATGAAATTAGAAGATTTTGGCATGAACAACCAGATGCAAACATTGCAGTAAGAACAACTGATTTCTTTGTGATTGATATTGATGTATCAGTCACAGAGAATGGTTATGAATCTTTAAAAGAATGGGAGTTATCACAGTATATCCCCACTACCTTGACTGCTACAACCCCCAGCGGTGGAAAGCATATCTTTCTTAAAAAACCAAAAGGGGTTGAGTTAAGTCAAGATATTCGTGTGAAACCTGGTATTGATATCAAGGCAAACAAAAACAATTATGTACTAGTCGCACCAAGCAATAATCCGAAAGGAAAATATGTTTGGGATAAAACAACAGATGTAATTGCTGAAGCACCAGAAGAAATAGTTGCAATCCTACAAACATCCAAAAAAGCAAAAGAACCACTCAACTTCACAACCGATTACAGTCGAGGAGAGTTTTCAAGTAAAACTGCAAAATTATTCGAGAAAGTCGTTTTCGGTCTAGGGGATAAAGGTGGTAGAAACAATGCCCTTGCCAGTTTTATTGGCGGTCTCTTAATGCGAGGAGTGGATGTAGATGCAGTCTATTTACTTGCAAAAATAGCAAATCACTATACTTCAGACAGCTTACCAATGGATGAAGTAGATAGAACATTTGAAAGCATGGTTAGAAAGGAGATGGATAGACGAGGTGGCAGTGAACATTGAAGCAGTGAAGCAAGAATACAAAAGTAAAGTCATACAACATCCAGCGTTTATTGAAAAAGCAAACGACTGGAGAGAAATTCGATTGGCTTGTCGAAACTATCGAGAGAATTGGCTCGAAAATGCAAAGTGGGAAGAAACACAATACAGCACACGACAAGAAAAAAGCAACCCGCCTACACGATTAACTGAGTTAGCAGTAGCACAAGGTATGGAGCAGATTTTACATATCGTGAACCTACCAAATGAACGCGTGGCGATTTATGATCCAGACCATGGATACTATCACAAAGACCCTAGTTTTGCTTATAAAATCATTCGGTTACTAGAACCAAACTTTAGTGAAGCTAAGTCAAAAAACGTTCTCTTTATGCTTGCATCTACTCCAAGATTAAATCAACACGAAGGGTTTTCATGCGATTTCTCAATCGGTGCATATAAAGACCCTAAACGCTTTATCTTAGTTAAGAATGGCATTTATGACAAAAAAGAGAAAAAACTACAAGGGTTTACGCATGAGTTTGTTGCATTCTCAACAATTGGGACAGAATACGACTACTTTGCAAAATCTCCTGTCATAGACGGGTGGGATATTGATAGTTGGTTACTCGACCTTATGAGTGGAGATGAAGAACTTGTAGAACTCATCTGGCAAGTCATCTCAGCAAGCTTAAATGGTAATTACTCTTACCGAAAATCAATCTGGTTTGTCGGAGAAGGGAATGACGGTAAGGGTACAGTTCAACAACTCATTACTAATCTTGTTGGAATGAGGAATGTAGCCAGTCTAAAATTAAATCAATTCTCAGAGCGTTTTGCATTATCAATGATTGAAGGTAAAACAGTGATCATCGGTGATGATGTTCAAGCTGGTATCTATGTAGATGAATCTTCAAACTTTAACTCAGTGGTGACTGGTGAGCCAGTCTTGGTTGAAGAAAAAAACAAACAACCTTATACGACTGTTTTTAGAAAAACAGTTATCCAGTCCACAAATGAATTGCCACGGTTTAAAAACAAAACAAACGGAACTTACAGACGGTTTGGAATTATACCGTTTAGAAAGTCGTTTTCAAGCAAGGAAGATAATTGGGCAATCAAAGATGATTATATCTACCGTGAAGAAGTCTTGGAATATGTCTTAAAGAAAGCTCTTGAAATCTCGTTCGATAGATTTATTGAACCGAAAGCATCACTCGAAGCCTTAGAAGATTTTAAAGAGTCAAATGATACGGTCAAGGCATTCGTCAATGAATGGTTTGATAAATTCCAATCCACGCGCCTCCCTTCAAGGTTTTTGTGGTGGTTGTATCAGGAATGGTGCAGAGATGAGGGAGTCACAAAATTAACAAAACGTAAATTTGAAACTCAACTAGCAAAAAACATACCTGAGAATTGGGTGAAGAAAAAAATTAAACCTTTAAGTCAATTCATTCCCTCAGTAGATGTTCCAAAACATTATCTCGGTTTTTCTTGGATGGATGATGAAAGTCAAATGCTAACATCGGGGTATGAATTGGTTACCGTTTACCGTTAGGTTACCGTATGTTTTTATACTACGGTAACCATGTTTAAACCTTATGTATCAAGGGTTTTGCTTATGTTGGTTACCGTGTTACCTTTCTTTTCTATTGAAATAATAAAAAAATAAATAATATAAATATAAATAAAGAGAAAAGGTAACGGTAACGGTAACCTAGAGGCAAAAAAATAGCGCAAACCATTGATATGATTGGATTTTTGTTGGTTACCGTTCTAAAATGCAATACGGTAACCTGAGGAGGTAATTTGAAGTCAGAGCAAGAAATACAAAATGAAATCAGAGTTGGATTGTCTAAAGCTGGTCACATGGTTTTTCGTGCGAATGTAGGAAAAGTAAGAATGATGGATGGTCGTTGGTTTGATACTGGATTACCAAAAGGACATCCAGACCTATATGGTTTTAGATCAGATGGACAAATTTTTTATATCGAAGTGAAAAACGAAAAAGGTCGTGTTCGACCAGAACAGAAAAAATTTATTGAAGTAGTTAAAGAGCGAGGTGCTAAAGCAGGAGTCGCTCGTAGTTTGGAAGAAGCGCTGAAGATAGTAAATGAAAGTTGACGTACAATGTCCGTTCTGTGGAGAATGCTATATCAGAAAAGTAAATCCTGATAAAAGATGTTATGTCTGTAAGAAAGCATTATTTCTGAAATATGCCACAGACACAAGAGACGGTGTGAATGATAAAGGTATTGGACGGTTAGCACATGAACCGTTCGTCCACAATGAGGAAGTTGTGGAATTGAGAGAGGTGTTTGAATGAGCATTAAACAACAAATGATTGAAGCATTGAAACACTCAATCGAACAAGCAGAAGCAAGGATTGAAGAATTGAAGAAACCAAGTCAGAAATCAGCGGTGCACATGAGAGCTGCTGAAAGAGATTTTTGGAGGAAAAAGCTGAAACGGTATAAGGAACAGTTAAAGGAGCTGGAAGAATGAATACAAAAGAATTGATTGTGAAAATTAAAAAATTACCATTTGTATTATTATCTGAACGATACATTAGTCAGAATTATGTACTAGAACTTTTGAAACAACTAGACGAACCGCAACCGTTAAAATTGAAAGACATCATATCACGAATGAAACAGTTATTTCCTCTTAGTCGGGCAGAATGGATTGATGAAATTTTAAAGGAATTTGGCGAAGACTTCGGTTCAATAAAATATCGCAGTGGTTACGAGCAAGGAAAACTTGAGGGAGCATGGGTTGGTAATCAATTAAAAGATGCTGATAAGATTCGACAAGAATTGAATAAACCAGTCGTACCTCAAGTGGTGATAGATTACTATGAATTTTATAAAGAAAAATTAGTATCTTTCGAAGAGTGGTTTGCGAAATTTGAGGTAGAATCTGACGAAGATTTTCAACGAATGGACGAAGTTGGAAAATGGCTTTATGATGTTGGTGATTTTAAAACGCAAACACAGCGTGAGTTAGCGCTTGCAATGTTAATAGTCAATGGATTAGATGCTGTTGAGGTCGAGAAAGAAAAGCGGTATACAGTCGTGATGAAAGAGACAAAACAACCGCTATATTATAATGCTGTTGATAAGAAACTATTCTTCTCTATGGGTGGCCTAGCTACACAATTCACCCGCAAACAATTAGAAGATGCCGGATTTGGTGAAGTGTTTAACAGTACATTGTTTGAAGTTGAGGAGGTTGAGTGATG